CATTACACACAGATGAAAACCACAGTTTTGTTTGTTGCTTATCATCATTAAATTTAGCAAAATATGAAGAATGGAAGGACACTAACCTTATCTATGACGCTACGATGTTTCTTGATGGAGTTATGGAGGAATTTATTCAAAGAGCCAAGGGGTTACGCGGATTCGAGAATGCTATTCGATCTGCGCAGAAAGGGAGAGCATTGGGCTTGGGAGTCCTCGGATGGCATACGTATCTCCAAGAGAAAGGAATTCCTTTCGAAGGCTTACTCTCTCAGTTTGAGACTAGGAAAATATTTTCGCAGATTAAAATTGAAAGCGAAAGAGCATCTATGGATCTTGCAGAAATTTATGGAGAACCATTATGGTGTGTTGGAACTGGTATGCGTAACACTCATCTCCGTGCTGTTGCTCCTACCGTTTCTAATAGCAAACTATCTGGCAATGTCTCTCCCGGAATAGAGCCTTGGGCTGCTAATGTATTTACAGAGAACAGTGCTAAAGGTACTTTCATTAGAAAGAATCCTACGCTTGTTAAACTATTAATTAAACATAATTTAAACAATGAAAAAACGTGGAATAAAATACTGGCTGACCATGGTTCAATTCAGGATATTGACGAGTTGGATAATATTACCGTTGGTGATCATGACATACCTGCCAAAGAAGTTTTTAAAACATTTAAAGAGATCAACCAGTTGGAACTCGTTACCCAGGCCGGACTAAGACAGCAGTATATAGATCAATCTGTTAGCTTAAACTTAGCTTTTCCTGCGGTAGCAACACCTAAATGGATTAACAAAGTACACATGGAAGCGTGGAAAAAAGGTATTAAAACCTTATACTATACGCGGACAGAATCTGTATTGCGAGGTGATATTGCCGCAAGTGCAATGCAAGAAGAATGTACAGCTTGTGATGGATAAGTAGTATATTAAAATAAAAAAACGCCAGTAATTAATTTTACTGGCGTTTTTTTTATTAATGATATTTCTTAAACATAAGCCAATACATCAACTTATTCCAATGTTTTTTAATCTTTTTAATCATAGCTATTATTTTTTCTTACAACTTCCTTTTGCATTCTTCTTAGTCCCTGGTACCCTTTCGTAACCTTTCCAGCATTTAGCAGGAGAAGTATGCGTATAGTCCTTTTTCTTTAAATCTAAATGCTCTTTATTAGTGTCAGCTGTTACTGTATTACCAGACTTGCTATGCATTTTGTGAGCCGTGAACTTAGCTGGTGATCCTATATGGTATCCATTATTTCCTTTCACTCCTAGTCCTTGAGGACCTGTTCCTTTTGTTCTCATACTATTTTTGTTTTTTATTTTTATTTATCTGATCAAGATATATCCTTCCATATATTTCTGGAGCCTCTATACCAGCCATACTTTGTAAGGCATCAGTAATTTTTGTTGCTCCTTTATTTCGTTTGTAAGGCTGTAAATCCCATTTATCGTAATAGTCTATATACTCTCTTCCGTCTTTATCTTTTTGCAATGTCATTGTATAATTACCCAATACATTTCCTTGCTCCTCAGCAGATTGATTGTCGTTTACTCCATAGCCAGTATGTGTTTTAATTCCGGTACCATTGTCTTTAAACTGACTCATCAGATCCGGATTATTTTGTAGGTCCCTCATAATACTTGCTTCAGTCTCAGGAGAGTTGTAATATTTATGACCACTAACTGCAAACGAAGGCTTATATTCAGACTCACTAATACTTCCACCCTTAGGTGAAGAATCATTCATCAACATTTGTAAAAGATCCTGTCTTTCTTTTACGAAAGGTATATCACTTCTTGATTCTACTTTATCCTTAGCAGATCGTCCTTGTGTATTACCTGCTAATGCATCTAGCAATTTATAGGCAGGTCCTTTATGTCTTGAATTAACATCCTTCAACAATCTACTTTCACCTGAAAGATTTTTATTTTTTTTATTACTTACGGTATTCCCATAACCTACTGGATTAAGGTTCTCTGCAATTTGATTCTTAGCAAATGATAAACCACCTTCTAATAATGGCCCCATAGTTAAAAGTCTTGCTATGTTCTTTGGTTTAGAATAATGTTGAAGCTTGTCACTTATTCCACTTAGCATGCTGTCTATAACAGAAGGATCTTCTTTAGTAGGAGGATCATTCGATTCTACAGCATTTTCTCCCTGTGCAACAGAAGAACCTGCAAACTCACTAGTGTTTGTTTTTTCTAGACCTCCATCACTTAACTTCTTATTCATTTTGAATGCCATGATTTATTTTTTAGTGTTATTCCATCTTGCTTTGTTATCTCGAATGTCTACATGAGTAAATGTATTGTATCTACCTAAGCCTCCAAAAACCACTTCGTCTTTAGCAATAGACTTTTCTACAGCATCAGCTACTTCGCTTGGGCTCATATTGTCTATTGTTATATCAGCTGCTTTGCCAAGTATATGTTGACTAGTGTCTTTGCTTCCTATGCTTGAGTTATGTTTCTTACAACGGTATGCACTGTTAATGTGTATAGCACCATATACATCTCTTATAAGTTGTAGCTTGTCAGATAAATTAAACATGTTCTCAATAACATCTCTAGTCATTTCACAGCCACACTTGCATTTAAACTCGCTTGAGTCAAAGTTGTTAGTTAGCTTCATCCTTGTCTTTTTTATTACCCAAAGATAGCCACTTAGTCAAAGTGTAACCTATGGTTATAAGTAATAGTAAAATCTTCAACCAGTCCTCTATCCCGGTGAATGTTGTTACACCTAGTGTACCACCATTTATTAAGTAAAGTTTAATCTCGCTTATGCTCATTTATATTATTTTAGTTGTCTTTTCTTTAATTTTCTACCTCCAAGCTTTCTTTTCTTCATCTTCATCTTATTTAGCAAGCCCTTCTTCTCCTTTTTATTTATTAAACCTAAATCCCACTGACTGTAACCTAATAATAAAGATATTGACTGCCACATTTTAGTGTCTTCATCTATAGCAACTCTTATGTTGTCGGCTTTTTTGATAGCTCTATCTAGAGGCACGTTTGTTATAGCAGATATAACTTGTCCACCAGCATAGTAAGCTGGATTGTCTAAGCCATAACCAGTCATTTTTTCCCTAGTCTTTTTATAACTAAAAGCTCTAGCAGCACTCATCAGCTTCCTCATCTTGGAAGACATTGGTGGAGATAAATCTAATGTTTTTATAGCTGCTTTAGTAAAGTCTGGTCTATCAGAGTCGTTCTGTTTCTTTATTTCAAGCAAAACATTTTTAGAAGTAGAAAGTATTGCACCATATATACCAGAACCCCTTAAGAAAGTATCTAACATACTGTTTGCTATTTTTACCTCTCTATCGTCTAACTCGTCATCACCCTCGTCGTTAAAGAAAGCTGCAAACAAAGCCGATTGTAACGCCGAAAATATTGCGTTTTGCACAAAAGTATAATACATCAACTTACTGAGGTTCGTCTTTTGATCCCCACGTCTGTTTATAAGGTCCAGGAATGACTTTTTTGTTAATCTGGCATATTGCATTGGGGTATTCGCGAAAGCTAATATAATGCGCCCTAATGGACTCGCTTGTTGTTGTGAAACTCTATCAGGTCTAGATGATTGTTGGTTTTCTTCAGCTGTTTCTTGGAAATCAAGGAAAGCTTGTTTCTTAGCTTCAAGATCACTCATACCTTCAGACTTGTACTTATTTATTCTATTTCTAATGAAAGAAGAACCACCCATTGCAATAGCAAAACTATCTGCAATTTGTGTTGGTAAGAAACCGGCCTTCAATATAGCAGCTAGAACAGCTTTAGATTTGTTAGTTGCCGTGGCAGCAGCACTTGCTATTTCATCTGCATTTATATCATTCTTCAAACCAGATCTTCTTTGTTTTAGAAAATCACTATTGAACAACATAGAGAAATCAGCCCAAAACTGTTTTTGATTTGCAAAAGCTTTAGCGGCTTTTATAGGACTATTGTCTGTCCAGTTAACGAAGTTAACTATGGATAAAGTTTGTAGTAATGCTGATCTAGTGTTAAAAAACATTATAGTACCAACAGAGTCATTTATCCAGTTCATAAACTTATTAGTGAGTTTATTTGATCCATTAGGTCTATTTCTACCAGACTTCATTCTATAAAGCATATCTTCCATTGCTTCAACATAGTTATCTCCAAAAGCAGCTCTAAGCTTATTCATATTCTTGTCCTGGAATATAATATCTACATTATCTTGCCACTCTTTAAGAAACTCTTCTCTTTTTGTGGTATTTATCATGTTTATTACGTCAGTGGTAAGAGTACCAGCTAACCAATCTCCTTTAGGGTCAGGATACGTACCACCTAATATCACCTTGACTTGAGTAGCAAACTTTTTTAAATCTGGGTTTGCTTCAATTATAGCGACTAATGCTTTTTGATCACCTTTAGACATGCCTGGTATTTCAGTACCCATTAAGTTCCAAAGATAAACTCTAACAGCTACATCATTAGTAAAGCCAGTCTCATTAACTTTACCAAGACCTTTAGGGACATTCTTTATCTTTTTCTTTAGAGTTGATATAGTTTTAGAAACTTTCTCTTTATATGCTTCAAAATCCCTGATACCTTTAGCAAACGGATCAAATAGCTTTTCTTTATAAAAAGCCCTGTGCATTTCACCTTGTTTACCCTTACCTGTTAGCTTGTATAACAGCCCAGCGAAATCATCTGCTGAAGGTGGTATAAAAAACTTAAACCTGCCTTTCTTATCACCTCTAACTTTACCCTTGGCGTATGAATACTTTTTCTTAGAACCTATGCCTGTAACATCTTCTATTATATCATTGAATGCTTTGCTTGGATTCCTGCTAAACGATATCTCCTGCTCTGCATCTAATGCTTTAGCAAAATTATCTTGTGAAAGATCAAAAGTAGTATTATCAATGCGATTATCTAGTGATAAATCAACTTTGTTTGTCTTAGAAAAATTAATCTCAGAAGTTTTACCAGTTTCGGTATTCATAACGGTATAGTTACCGTTTATCTCACCGTCTTCATCTCTAGGGACTACTATCGCTAGGTCTTTTGTTGGTTTATCGTTTCTGTCCCACCATTGAGGTTGAGCTGTAGTGTCTTTGTTACCAAGGTTTTTAAGAGAAAGCAACCTACCATTCTTAAAAGCTATTTCATAACCTCTAGGCTGCGTAGGTGTGTTGTATTGACCTGTGTCAAACTCACCGTAACCTTTCCAGTCTTTTTTTGATTGCTTAGTTAACCCAGGTTTTCCAGCTGGTTTTTCCTCTATATATACAGTACCTCCTTTAGATTTACCATCATAGAACTCACTTTCAGTTATGTTTGGGTTTTTTGGAAGAAAATACGTATCTAAATATGTTTCTTTCTCCACCATCATACCGTTTTCGCCTCTAACCATAACGCTACCTAAGAAATCGCTATCCTCATACGCTTTTCTAAACCAGCCTTTAGTGTTATTGATATCAAAATTTCCTCTTACATCTTTATAATCCACTTTGCCAGGGGCAACTAGAACACGTATATCAGGATTAAGGTTTCTTTCGGTTGTTATACCACCAATAACTGTTCTAACGCTAGTTACTTGTTCCTTAACACCCACGGGCATTGAGTTAGCTTCTCCTTTTTGTTCTTGTAGGTTTATCCCTCTTCTTACTTGATCTTCAGTAAAAGCTCTTTCAGCATATAATACACACCATGGATTAGACTCTTTTCCCCAGTGGTTTTCCAGTATTTTTCTAGCCGCTAATTGACCTTGATCATCTGGATATATGTTAAAAGTTTCAACACCTTCTGGTAGAGACTTTTTATTAAACAACTCTGGAACAGTATTAGGGTCTATTCTTGCTTCTTTAACGTCGTCTATAAATTTTTCTATTAAAGTATTAGGATTTTCAACACTCATTGGGTCTAAGCCCTTCATACTAGCTACACGTATAGCTTCACGTACTTTTGCGGCATCTTCTGGAAATATAACGTTACTCTTAGCTATGTAATAAAGTGCAACTTTCTTATACTTAGATTTTTGACTATCTTTTAATTTAAGTGAATCAACCCAGTTAAACACAGAACTTATTTGCTCGTCTATTACTTTACTGTCTAGTTCAGGTCTATTCTTCTCTAATATAGAAGTGTATTCTTTTCGTATCTTCTTAGAAAACTGTATATCACTTTTACCAGCTCCAACATCAGCTAATATTTGAGTTTTAGACTTTGCAGTCTTGATATCCATTTTATTAATCTTATCTCTAACAACGACATTGGCAACTTTAGTACCGTATAGTTTAGCTGCGCCTTTAAGAAGCTGACCTATTTTTCTATCATAATTGTTAAGTTGATTCTTAGGCGTTATACCCATAGCCTCTTGAAGCTCTAGTACAGCGTCTGGTGTTATCCTACCTCTGAATTGAGGCTTAAGTCTTACAACAGCTGTTTGAGAAGTAGCACCTTTACTTCTACCCTTGGGTGAAGTTATAGATTTCTTTTTTTTATAAACATCATCACTCTTAGATCTTTTATCTATGTATGGTTCATATAGCAATTTCAATAATAGACCAGGTGTATTAAGAGAATAACCTTTAGCAGTAACTGAAACATCTATTATCTCACCTGTCTCGTTAACATTAACCTCATTACCAGCTATATTGAATTCAGGTAGTGTTTTTATAAAGTTTTTTGCCTCTTGAGATGTTCTAAACAGATCCTGTATACGACCAGCTTCAGATTTTTCAGGATATCCATCAACCCAATTTTTAGCGTATGTTAAATTAGCTTGAGGGTTTTCTATCTTATTCAATGGTATACCAAATATTATCTGAGCAACTTTACCAGCAAACTTATCAGCAACAACCTTAAATGTGTAGAAAGAAAACTCTTCTGGTTTAACGTCGACAGCATTTTCTATATCTGTCATTTTATCTTTAACGTACCTACTATCTCTCACGTCAATGAGTTTCTTTTCATTTTCAGCAGATACAGCCGTAGTTCTTTCAACCTCTTGATTAGCTATTTGCTTCTTGTATTCTGGATCGTCAATTCTACTTAAGTAACCATCACCTATCTCCTGCTGATAAAAAGCCTGTCTCTTAGGTCTTATGTTACTGTTTATATATGTAGAGAATTTAGATGTATAAGGATTGTACCTATTAAGTATACCCTCAAAGAATTGATCGACAAAAGAAACAGCTTCAGCTCTAGTTATACTTCCTTTTACCTCCTTGTAGCCAAGAGCTTCAACAGCTATTGCTTGGTATTGCTTAACTAGCTCTGCTTCTTCAGCTGCTGTTATATTTCCCTCCTTGTACTTACCGGCTAGCTTATTTGCTTCTTTCTTTTTCTTTTTCTCTTTTTTGTCTTTCTTCTTACCTTCTTTATCTTCTTTTTTCTTAGTGTCTTTATCTGCCTTTTTAGGCCCTTCCTCAGCAGATTTAGCTTGGCTTTTCTTAGCCATTTGTATCTTAAGTTCTAGATTAGACTTTAGATTTATAAAATCATCTTGATCTAACTCGTATTCTAGATCTTCTAGAGTTTCTAGTTCTTGTTCTAGGTCTGCTACCTTATTTTTAGAAAACGATACATCGGGTTTTGATTGACTTTTCTTTATATCACCATCTTTTGATAGATTCTGCACTGGTGTGTTCATCATCTTACCTTCACTATCTATTGCTTTTTTAGCCGCTTTGGTTAGTTTCCCCTTCTTACCACTCTTGTCATACTCCTTCATGAAGTTGTAAACATCTTGACCGTTCTCAAAAGATATATTTTCAAAACCCTTAGGCTTAAACAAACCTACAATAGCTCCACCTATCTTTTCCATAGATGTTTTGTCATAGTTTATTTGACCTTTAGCTAAAGCGTCTGAAAATACATTTATGTATTCTGTAGCTACTTGACTAGTTGAAGTGTACCCTCTGTCTCGCATTTGCTTATCAACAACTCTCCTTTGTGTCGTTGTCATTGCTTTTCTAAACTGTTTAACTATTTTACCTTGAGCCTCTGTGTCGCCAACCATTACCTTAAGTATAGGGTGTAATAGCTCATGACTACCAACATTTATTGCACCTGTGTTTCTAGCAACTTCTTTGTTTATAAATATCTTTCTACCAACAGCAAAACCAGCTATGTTGTTCTTAGAGTCTCTAAACTCTTGTTTACCTTCTTCTTTTACATTGGTAGCTTCCAGGGCTTGTTCTGTTTCAGCTGTAGTTTCGAAAACCTCAACTTCTAAACCTCTTTTACCAGCTTCTTTTCTTGCAAATTCTATATTTTCGCCTAGCCTCATCTCAACTAGTTTAGACTTAGCTGAGTCGTACTCTATAGTAAAACCTTCTTTAGCGGACTCGTATTGAGATTCAGATATATCACCTCTTCTTAACTTCTTGTTAAGTTCAGTTATATTAAAAGCAGATGCGTCAGCTAGATCTGTAAGATTATCTATCTCCTTAACTTGTGCTGGATCTAAACTCTCGTATATTTCATTACCATTAACTATAGAAGCTGATATTTCGGATTCTTTAGCGTCTATCTTGCTCTGTAAACCACGTATTACGGTTGAGTCAGTAGCTTGTTTCATTTGTCTTCTAAGACCTGACAACTCGTTTATATTTGTCTCTATAGCTTCGCCATCTACTACAGTCCTTATACTATTCAATGCTTTAGCGGAGTAAGTACCACCAACCATACCACCACCACCTATAAAACCTTGTATACCTGCTTCCCAGCCTTCTTGACTAGTTACAGCATCTATAAATGCTTTACCAGCATTAGCCTCTTCTTCTGTTCCAGAAACTCTACCATACTCCTTGTTTACTTCATCTGCAGCATGTTGTAGTATTTCAGTAGACATTTCTGTTAAACCAGTGGAAAGAACGTTCATTGTTGCTCTAGCGCTCTTGTTATATATTATCTTTTCAGCAAGATATTTACTACCCATGCCTAGTAATCCGGTTGATCCTCCGCCGGCGGCTCCCTTAGTAGCTCCTTTCGCAGCTTTTAGGACAGTTCCAATACCGAACGCTTCTAGACCTTGAGAAACCGCTGCCATACCAACTGGAATAGCTGTATCAGCTTGTCCGGACTTTATTAGCTCATCTAAACTTAAACCTACATTCTCAGCTTTCATTTCGTTAAATGAAACATAGTTCTCAGCAGCGTAATCCATGAAAAAACCAGTCATCAAAGTACCAGCACCGTAAGCTACACTACCAAGCATACTAGTCACAGCGTTTATACTACCAGCTAAAATACCACCAATATCACCTTCTTGTACACTATCTATTATACCTACGGTTCGTTTAGATTTTAGTTTTTCTTCTCTATATTTTTCTATGTTTTTTAAAGTTGCCTCAGTACCTAGCCCTCTAACACTAAATGTGTCATTTGGATCATGTTCGTTTACCCATTCATCTACAGCTTCTTGGCCAAACACCATACTGTAAACAGCATTAGTTGCTACATCTAATGAAGAGGATGCACCATCATCATCAAACCAAAACTCTTTTACATCTCCTATCTGCTCACCTAGGTTTGAGAATGAGTTTTTAATAGATTGCCAAGCCGATAAAGGTTCTTCCAATGTTGAACCCATACTTTTTGACTCCGCAGTTGGATCCGCACTTACAGAGTCTTGTGGCTTTCCCGCTCTTCTCTCCAACTCATCCATAGTCATTGGTCCTTCTTGCGGCTTATAGCCTTCTATTACTGTTTTAATGTTCTGCTCTGACTCACCTGCGTCAATCATATTTTGAACAATATCATTTAATTCGTCCATTTAATTTCTATATTTTTGTATTAATTCCTCGGCTGTTGGTCCTTTACTGGTAACTGTTTTGTTTTCAACTTCTTTGTTTCCATATCTACCTATGAAGTGGTTCTTAGCCTTCTCACTTAGGTTTGTACTTTGTATGTATAGTTTGTGTAAATCCCTAGGATCACTTATATCCATTGGTATACCTACTACATCATCACCTGAAGCTACGAAAATATCGCTATCACCATAGTTTCTTTTAAAAGCAGCTAAGCTTTCCGGTTCGTCATCCATTTCGTACGTCTCTAAGAACATGCTATACACATCGTCTTTAGTTATATAGTCACCTGGTCTACTAGGGTTTATAGTATTCAACGTATTAACCATTTCCTTGAGAGACGAAGTAGCTGGTGTCATATTTGAGAAATCATATGCGCCTTGGACTAATGAGCCAGATACACTTATTTCATCTTTAAGAGCTCCGTTAAATCCTCCACCACGACCACCTGATTTAGGTTGTTTTTCAGCTTGACCTGATTTTGCTGACTCAGATAAGACATTCATGTAACCGTCTATCACTGCCTCTCTAAGTTGATCATCATTTCCAACCTCAAAAAGAGCTGGATCTTGTAAACCTAAACCTCCTTCTATTATGAAATCATCAGAAGCCAATGACAGTAAAGTGTCTCTACCACCCTTAGAAACCATGTTTCGCAGTTTTTGACGCGTTAAAGTTTCAGTAGAACCTGTAAGTGCTTGTCCTTTATTATATAGTTGTTCGTTCAATTGTATTATTTGATCAGCTGAAGAAAAGTCTTTTAGAAAAGCTTTTGGCATGTCACCATAACTAGTGTATTTAGCGTTTTCTTCGTTCCAAAAAACTAATTGACCTCCTTGCCCAACACCTAACTGTGCTTCATTCGTATACATCTTAGAAGACTCTTCCATATCACTGGCTGTGTTTCCATCCGATATCAGACTCTCGTCATGATCTTTTAGATAAGCTATCTTGTCGTTCTTGTAGTTGTTTATTTGATCAGCTAAACTCTTAAAAGACCTATTAACTCTATCTAAAGTTCCTTTGTACTCCATATATAATGGAGATGAGTAATCGTCTATCTTAGATAAAGCATTAGCAGCCTCAGCATATTCGTTTCTACCCTCAACTAAGAACGTGCTAACACCTTCCTGTTGCTCTGATGTTAATTCAGTTAAATCTACATCGGAGCTTAGTTGATTTACATATGTCGATATTCTTTGATTAGCCGCAGCTTTCTTAGCGCTTCTCATAGCTATATCTGGAGCCATCAGCGCAGCAGATGATTGTATACCTTCCATTAGTTTTTTCGATGGATCAGAGAACCTCTGTGAGTTCCTGCGTATCTTTTCTCCTCGTATTAATTCTCTATTTATCATAATGTATTTTATTACTATTATCTAGTTGGCATACCTAGGTTTTGTAAGAAACCTCCTTGTCCACCGCCAACTCCACCAGCTGCAGCACCAGCTAAAGAGCCAATACCACTCATTATGGAATCCTTACCAGCTTGAACAGCTTCGTTAGCCGCTGCACTTCTCTGTTGTGCCATACCTAGTAGTGTTTCATTTTTTTCAGACTCAGCATCTCTTGATATTAATTCACCTTTTGCTTCGTATAACTGTAAGTTACCAGCCTGCTGTCTTTCTGCTCTTTGATTAGACTGCTCCTGTCTACCTATATCTGCTGACGCTACTTGTAAGTTTTGATTCTGTTGATTAGCCATTGATTGAGCTAGAGACGCTATACCTGATCCTCCAGCGGCACCTTGCATTTGACCCATTATATTGGATAAACCAGCTTGTTGTTGTTGTGCTTGAAAGTCTGCTGCCTGTGTATTAACAGTTAGATCTTCCATGGTATTTTCCATGTTAGAATATACGTTAGACGTATCAGCACCTGCATAGGTTGCTTTTCTCATCTCCATTTCTTTCGATGCACTTCTAGCTTCTCTTTTTCTTTTACCTGCACCTATGAGTCCTCCCGCTATCTGCGTTACTCCTCCTACAGCTCCCATTATTGCTCCTACCATTATTATATTGTTTTATAGTTTATTATCACACATTATTTGCTACTCTCAAATATTTCAGATCCAACAAGGAATAATTCAGCATATTCGATTGAATCATTTTTAATCTGTGCCTCGGCGTAATAGCCTTTTAGCCCACTAGTATTAACATCTGCTGTTTTACTAAACAATATAAAACTACTTAACGTAGGTCTTATCTGGTAGGGATCTATATCCGCTGTAACTGTGTATGTTGTTATAGCGGTTATACGTCCTATTATTGCTATATCTACACCATTTATGTCGTTAGTGTAATACGCGGTATCACCTACCTGTACAGATACGTTTATTGGCTGTGGGAATGTTAATATTATTTCATCCATGTTTTATTATTTATTAAATCAATACATTATCTAAATCAAGTACGCTAGCTTTGGAAACAGCTCCCGCATTAAACACCCTTACAACCACGTTAGCTGTCAGTGTTGAAGGAGAAGACAAATTGTTTACTACAAAATCTTGACTTAAAACCTCAATTATATATTCCGGTGAAACTCCATCTTGACCTGTCCATAGAATAGCTGGTGGTGGATTATTTGCTACAGTAATTGTTTGGCTAGAAGTTGCTGTCACTGTATATTCTACTGTAGAAGTTGAAGTGTAAGGTAAGAAGTACCTAATAACAGGAGAGCCGGGAGTAACGGCGGCATTTGTGCTTGTAAACGCAAGTGATAAACTTGATTGTATATATTGAATCACAGACGGTGTAGATGTTTGCCCATTAGCAGTATTGAAGCTAGTTGCTAAATCTCCAGTTAGTGTGAAAGTGTATGTTCTATCTACATTTGTAGTTGCAGGAAATATAACGCTGACCACAGCTTTACCTGTTCCATCTATTACACCTGATGCGTTAACTACAATAACATTGCCTGGAACATATGAGCCTATTAAAGCCCAATTAGCACCTGTTATTCCGTATATAGTAAAATTTCTAGTATCACCTCCGGCGTTTACAACTGTACCTGTGTTAAATTTATACGCTGTTATTTTAACAAGAGGATTGTAGTACTGGATAGCGTTAGCTATTAATACAAATTCATTTCCTGAAACATCGTTTACAGGGAACTTATAAGAAACAGAAAAAACAACTTGTATTAACCTCTTTTTAGGATCAAGTGTTTCAATGCTAGTTACTGTATACTCTGATCTATTTCCTTTGCTTATTGATAATACTGGTTTTGTTTTAAAATAATAACCAGTTGAAGCCACTACCGCCTGTGTAAAAACCGTTAATGAGGAATCCCACTTACCACTTCCACTAAAGTTACTAGGTAAATCACCGGCAGATGGTGTAGACACATTAGTTATACCACCACTTTTCAGTGTACCACCTATTACTATAGGAGCTTCAGAAGCAAAGCCTTGTATACATAATGCTATTAACACATCTGCGGCAGGCATTATACTAGGTGAAGTATAGACTATGATGCAATCTATATTAGTACCGTTTTGCGTGAAAGTAACACTATTAACATAGGTAGGTAGAGGTGCTATTGGAGAAAAATTATTAGCATCTACAGAGTAACCCGTATCAGGTGTTATTGTTAGTGTTATTTGAGAATACGAATTAGTCCAGTCCAATCCCGTTGTCGCAGGAAAACTAACTACATTTACTGTAAAGTTTTGAAAAGCCATAGTAATTATTTTGTTTAAGGTTATGGGCAGGCGGTGTAATCCCAGTTAGTGTCTGAAAATAATTCCTTTCTTGTACACACTCCAAGGCTATTAGTTTCTATTAGCACACGTGGTGTACTATACCCAGATCCTAGAGTTCTCCAAAATTCAGAGCTATATGGCAGTGTATCAGTCATAAATCTACGGTTAACTACTGGGTGATAGAAATAATCACTTACTTCAGGATTAAAAAGGCCTCTCTCAAAAAGTTTATCACCTACATTGAAATCAAATGGACTTGCTCCTGGGTTACAGCCATTGTCTAGCCAATAAATCCTCGACACTAATTTTTGACGACTCTTACAACTATTGTTAATTGTAGTGGTACAAACGGGTCTAGAATCAGCCTCCCAAGCTAACATGGCGTTGTATGCTTGGCAAAATGCTGACGTGTAATTACCATACTCAGAGAAATTAATAGAAGCGTTGGTTACATTATTTATGTATCCTTCTTCAACACGATAACCATCGCTAGACCCTGACTCTGAAGTAGGCCAGTAGGTACATGGATCTTCACATGCAGCTAATTGGCTATATTGAACATAGTTTATTATTATACCAGAACTATTTAAAACCATCATAAAGTACGTAGTAGGTACGGTTTCAGAGTTAGTTGGATCTAGTCCAGAGTGTCCAAACTGCGCAGTCAAAACTGATTGCCCATTCGCAAACAAATACACACCCGCTGAAGCTATTGGAGCGTTTGTTGAGCTATTGTACATTTGAGTGCCAACTTGAAGATCGTCTTCTAAAAAGTACTTAAATGACACGCTGGTATTAGACATTAAATTATAGTTTTGATCTTGACCTTCATAGAAACCATCTATCAAGCATTTTGCATTCTGAGCAGAACTCTCTGGCTCTATATTAATAGTCTCAGCAGGTCCAACACTGGTCCATGTTTTAATGAAAAACTTTGAAGTATCCGGTACAGCTACGTCTATTACGGAACCTGTAATGGTTTGTTCACCTAGGTTACCGTCAGGATCTTTCACAAACATTGTGAAACTTATGCCACTAGCTCCGCCACTTACTGTGCTTGTAGCTATTTCCCACTCGTCAGTTCCGTCATTCTTTGGTGTAGGCTGAGCCATCCATGAAGGCATGCCAACAACGGGGTTTATAACTAGTTGACTAGAAAGGTGGTCATTATCAAGTAAAGTAATATTTGGATAAGCCCAAGTGTCTCCGTTTACTAAGTTGTTTAAAGGTAGAGCTGGATTGCTTGAAAAGTAAGGGCTATCAGCCACAGGTGTTACAATTATACTCATTACAGCGTAGTTGCTGCAAACATCACCACAACAAGCTCTAACAGTAAATGAACCAGCAGAACCGTTGTAGTCTGCATCTGGGTTAAAAGTAAAACTACCAGCAGCATTAAATACAAATACACCGCTAGTTGTCGAGTCTGTTCCTAGTTCAAAGGTTATAGCTGAGCTACACGTGTTAGACTGTGCAATAGTAAATGTACCTGCTGTATCTTCAACAACCTCAAAATTCTGATTATATATTACAGGAGGCGATATGTTAGTAGAGCAATCAGGATTAACCTCATTTGTAACATTGTATTGTGATACACCTGGCGCCTCTATAGTAGTAGCTCTACCGATACCTTGTACATTGAATTCACTAGAATCAACATTTGTGTTACAATTTGTTGTAAAGAAAGTAGGCATACCCTTTATGTAGTTGAAGTATTTACCTTCTTTTTCTACGAACTCTTTAATTTCACCTTCTTGAAGATCAGTCAATATAGAATTCACATACCAACCATCTGTCTCTGATGAGGCAGTGGGTATTAAGTTATTTGCCTGTATTTCAGCTAGTGAATATCTTCTGCCAGTAATAGATGCTCCTATCGTATACGTATATTCTTTTGATTTAGTTCCGCTGTAGTTTAGTGTTTTGAAACCTTTAACAGCCTCTGAACTTTCGTTGAATATAGTGTTAAATGAACTTTCGTAATAAGGATTACCATCTTTTAATGTGCTACTAACAGTATCAGGCCCTATATTGTAAAAAGTATTTCGCTTTTCGTTTACACCATGTTCCCATATCCTACCATTCTTGAATGTATAATAAGAGTTATCTAGATAAGCTCCAGCTTCAGGCATGTAGACTTTTCTAGATGTGAAACCATTTACTGCTTCTTTATATGAAATAGTTGTACTTGTTGTTGGGAGAGAGTTTACAAATTGATCGCATAGAGCATGCTTGTTTAGTCTATCAAAACTACCTGCACCTAGTGTTTGTTGCCAATAAGGTGTTAAAGAATTTAAAGTTATATTATAGTTTCTCTTGTCAGTATCCCAAGTACCTATTACATTGTTATTTAAAGGTAGATTGTCTGAGAAAAAAGAGTGCATTCCATAGTTAGATAAATCAGTAATACCATCTCTAGAAAGTCTTATAACAGAACCTCTATTTGCATCTGTAAAATAAATTCTAAAACCAAACTCAGCAAATGACTCTGGATTAGTAGCTATACCAAATTCACCTTGAAACGTTAAAGTGCTTCCAAGTACAGCTTGGTTCGATGTTAGGTTTGTATTACCGTCTGCGTTGAACAAAGCATTCTTGTTAGCGAGTATCTTCATAGACTTCTTTTCGCAAAGCGTTATCAAGTCAGTATCTCTAGTGTGTAGTTTTTGTATACTACCGTATTCTGGGTTAACATCTTTAGTTATTCCTTCTGCTTGTATAAACTGGTTTAAGTTATTTGTTCCTGATATAGAATTGAATATCTGTGAAAATATTATACCATTGCTACGGTGCTCCTCCTTGTATGGCTCGTCTAAAGTGGCAGAGGCTTTAACACCATTGTTAATTGTAGGTTGATTAAAATCGTCTCTAATTCGGTCAGATTCAACACCATTACCAAATGAATAGCAATTAAAGAAATCTAAAGTGTGTGGAGTGCTTGCATCAGTACTACTATTGTAGATCTTAGGTACTTCCCAATATATATCTAATTCAGCTGCCTCTTTTGGCTCTGTTTCAAATATAGCTGGATTGTTAGTGGTAAAAGATTCATCAGTGTCTAAAGGTTCTATGAATTCTATACCTATATAAGAGTTACTATAATCAGATGTTCCAGAAGACCATTGAGATATTCCGCCTGGGCTATTAATAGGATTCCATTGAACACTTTCCCAGCTATCCAAAACATTATATGTTATTGTCCACCTTGTTATCTGGTTAGTTCCATCTTCAGGATCATACAAACCAACACCATTATCGAAGTTGTAGGTATATGTTTTTCTGTCACTAGAAGCTGTTACCTGGTATATAGTACCTTCTGGATCCTCTTTTCCGTTACCAGTATCTATGAATCTAAAAAGCGTACCAATATTATCCAGCTGCTCAAGTAGTGGTGGATTTGCTGTCGCTATACCACCCCATTGTGGATCAGCACCCTCCTGGCCGGCTCCCGAGTAAATACCATAACCACCACTCCAACTTATTTCCATTGTATTTGGTTGTATCCCTATAGCTTTTCCTGTAACTGGACCATTACCAAAAGATGATTGATCTAAAAACAATCTCTGTGCTGAATTTTGTGCATCAGGTGTTCTCCAACTATTGCGCCAAAAAGTCCTGGTACCGTTATAACCGGTTTTCCAGTACAAAAATCCTAGTGCTTTTCTAACATAAGTTCTATTTACATTAGCTGATGCACTTGATATCTCTCTACGTAAAACGTCGTCTTGAAACACTTTCACAAAAAATCTACCAGTAAACTCCGGTTTGTTTTTAGTTTCTACTTTAATCAACTCAAGTGATAGACCGGGTACTGCATTTTGCTGACTATAAGGTTCTGTAGATGTGAAGTTCATGTCTGGTCCAAATGCGCCAGCAACAGTTATTTGGACATTAGCGTTAGATGCGTCTAATCCAAATGTAGATATTTCATAGTAATTACTAGCATTACCACCAGTTTTTACCCTCATCAATAAACCTGAAGTCTCTCTAGCTTGCTGTCCAAATTGAGCATCGAAAGCACTTTTAGTTACAGCAACTTCATTAACACCTTCTATAGGAAATCCTACAACACCAAACTGAGTACTCATTGTACCCATTGATAGTTTAGTTTCTTTTAAGTATGTTGGGGCTTCGTTTTCTATAGCTATAACTTTATATCTAGCTGTTTCAGTTACAGGAGTGAAGTTATCATGACCTTTTTTTAGTATTAAGAATGTGTCTTCATCAACCTTATTTCTTTCTGCAGATGGAAAAGATAACCAAAGATTACCATCTTCTGCATTGTAAAACCTATCCAATGATAAATTATAGTATTCACGCGATGTTTCTTTTACGTAGTACTTAAAGTAAGGGAATTGCTTATTCTGCTCATAATATGGTATTAAAGTCGGATTATTACCATTACCATTTAATGTAGCGATTAATTTAGTAGAACCAGCAGCTTCTTCTTTTAAAACGGTTACAGATGCCGTATTACTAGTAAAAACAGGTGTTGTCCTACCGTATTTATCCATATAAGCTACTCCAACTTGATAAGTTCTTATAGATTTAACAGATTCAGCAACCTGCTCTCCGTCTATACTAATGCCTTCAGCATTACCAAACTCATCTAGACCAGCGCTTACAAGTAGTGAACTTGTAGTAACACCTATGTTGGTTTTAAATTTAGAACCGTCATTGTTCAATAAGTTAAAATTTTGAGTATAATTACCAAAAAGTAATCTATTAGCAGTTATCTCTTGTGCTTTTGCTTTTCTAGGAACATTATCATAAGGTCTAAGTATTTGATTAGACTGAACAACCGAGGTTATTATCTCACTGTCTATATCAAAAGAACCTAGATTACCGCCTATGATTGAATTCCACTCTGTATCCTCGTCCGTAAAAGTGTCTACTATGTACACGTTAGAGTTGTTTGTAGCTTTATAAAGTATGTCAACAGCGACCACGTCTGGATACAAAGTTGTATTAGGTACAAAATTAGATATAGTTAACTGTCTTATGTTGTTAGTCATACCTAAATTATAACCTTGACTTGGAGAGTAATCAAAACCACCTGGTATAAACGCTATGTTTGAAAAGGGTGAAAATGCAGATAATTCGTTGTTTTTATACTTATACCTGTAACCAAATCTAGCAAATATCATTTCAAAAAATGGTGGTTGCTGCTCTAGTGTTACATCATATGGAAGATTAGTAAGTGTTATTCCCTCTAGTGGTACACCAATAGAAAGAACTTCAACGTTAGCACCTAACTGTGTTGGGTTAGGTTGTACTTTTACTCTTATAACAGCATCTACATCCAAAGGATCATTACCTGAATTAGTTAACAGAAGTACGTCTCCTTCAGCGTAAACAGGTGGTGTGTTAGATAACCAAGTTAAAGCAACTATGCTACCTATTGCTTTTGGTCTAATAGTGCCAGCTGGTGCACCTGGTGGAGTTTCGTAAAAACTGGTTAATACGTTTGTGTCAACATTTGCTCCAGGACTTCCATCTGGATTTACTTGCTTTGTAGAATAAGCAGTTACTACAGGTGGTTGTAGTGGATATTTTTTTATTACCGTTATATCATCTTCTATGAAGCTTCTACTGTATATCTGTGAATGCGTTACAAAATTAGGTGTAGAACTCTTCCAGTCTTTTATAAGTATTTTTTTTGGTTCAGTTTGGTTATCTGTCCAAATAAGCATACCTTCAAGTACGTTAATACCTGTTATTAAGTGATTTGAGCTAAAATTTAATACACCTTGTGTGTCAACAATTAATGGTGTAGTTAACTTTGTTTTAGAATTATAATAGGCTATAACACTAATTGCAGTAGATGCTATGAACCAATATACATCATTAGAGTTTTCATCTGTTTTAGCTCCTATGCAAACTGGAGAATTCAATGCTGTAATATACTCAGAGTTTAACCATTGGTTATATATCTTTGTTTTAGGGTTGTAAGTTTTATTACGTAACTCTAAATTACCTTTTATATTCTGGAAAGAACCAACCTGAGATGTGTCAGAAGATGCTAACTCTAGGTTTAATGCATCTCTATACTCTCCATTAGGTACTAATCTCTCGTCGAGATCTTTATTCATTCTCCCCGAATTGAACGTGTGTATTAATTCAGCCATTGAATATTAGTGTTTTATCTGCTTAGACTTACCTCTCATTATTTGCGCCATCTCCTCTATCTTTATATTAGATAGTCTTAGCTTGGCATTTCTTCTTGCTGCAACCATTTCTCTCTTAAACCTAGCAACCATGTATTCTTGTGTATTGGCTCTAGTGGATAATATAGCGTAAGCTATGTACTTGTACAATGCTTCTTCAGCAAATTTGTGAACAACCATTTCTTCGTCTGTACCTAAACCATCTGATATATACTTAAGTGTAACAATTCTACCAGCCATGCTAGAGTCAAAGTAAATTATATTAGATATAGGATCTATATAGAATGTACCATTAGTCTGAGCGTGCTGTGGGTCTAAACCATATCTTCTTCCAAAGTGGTTTAAACCAAGAAAACCATTCCCATCAACACTTTTGCTTCTATTGTTTGTTGTTTGGAACCTTTGTCTAGTAACAGATTCATCAGCAGTTATAACCTCACCTTTCTGCTCATCAAAAAGATATTCATAGTTATTATCTTGTAGTATTGGTAATGGATTACTCGTCTTTATAGCAGGGTATATTATTCTTTCTACTCCACCTCCATCAACCCAAACCATCTTAACGTAATTAACGTAGTCTTTCGGTAGTATAAAGTTCAATGCTGGGCCAACCTCGATTTCCTGAGACTTTACAGAGGGTAATATATCAAAACTAAACTCTTGTATACCTCTTTGTGCATGAAAAGAAACATCTGTTCTTCTTATCTTGCTTATTATTTTATCTTCTCCAACATAGGATATTATAAAATTATTTATTATATCTTTTATACTAGTGAACTGGTATGAACCATAATTCTCATCCCAACTATCCCAAACGCCATCAGGCCCTAAGTAGTATTGTTCATCTGTTTGATTTATTAGCCCCATATATTAAGATTTTTCTTGTTGAATTGCTTCTTGTTCTTCTGAATTAAACACTTGATATAAGCTTAAGTCTTTTACTAATAACCCAGCCATTTCCAGTATTTTAATAATTAATTCTGTTTCTTCAGATGGATGTAGTTGAAAATCAACTGATTGACTAGCATCGTAAAGAGCTTCTCCAAATACCATTTGATAAGCCCATTCGGCTTTTGCTGGTTTTTTTATGTACTGAAATAGTACCTGACTAACTAATGTTACCTCTAAATCTCCATATATCTTTATGCCGCTTGAATTAGCAACAAATACAGGTCGTATGTTTTTTGGTTTTGTTAAAGGTGAAGAATTTATATACAAGAAGTCATTTGCCTGTATTCTCTCAGCCTCAATAGGCTCAATGGAAACTACACCAAAAGGATCTGTTGTAGTATTTTTATAAACAACCGTACCTAGCCTATACATGTCAACAGGTTCGTTGAAATGCTGAGCTGTGCGCGTGGGTTGTAGTGATGTTTCAAATATATTTATTTTTTCATTCAATAAATTTAACATATCAGAATACTCTGTACTGTTTCCAGGTATTCTTCCAAATTGATTTATATCATAAAAATATTGCTCAAACATATCTCCTTGAGCTTGGTTGGCAAATAGATTGAATTCTTGAGGTGTAACGTAACCTCTTTGTTCTTTGTTAAGTATTCCTAATACCCTTTGGTATACGGTGTCTATGCTTACGCTCATAATTAATAAGGGAATTTGTTATTTAAATACTCTTTTCTTTTGCTACATCCACAGTCTAAACCCGTGGTTTCGCTTATTTTTTCAACTACCTTTTTTATTCCGGTAGCTTTAGTCATGGCTTCAATTGTATCGCCTAAGCCTTTGTTTTTCATGCTAAAAGCCATAATATATATGTATTAAGTAAATGCAACCGCCCGAAGGCGGTTACTTTACATTGTTATCTAAGTTTTTTTAGTATTGACTTATATACTTCCATTCCTTCATCTGTTTTAAAGTATGCAGCTAAAGCTGAATAAGGATGTTCATCAAATGGTACTGTCATTAGTTTTCTACTAGACTGACCGTATGTAAAAGTTCTTTGGTCAGCTGATAGATTAAGTATACCAGCCTCTGTAGCTTTTACTCCAATGTTTCTAAGTTGTACATTTTCGTCATCAGCAAGTTCTATAAATAAACCCGGTTGTCTTTTAGCAAAGATCATTAGATCTCTCTTAAGCTCACTAGAAGATAAATCAGATACAGAACTACCAAATTCAGCTCTTAATATAGCCTCTGCTTGTTCTATTTCTAATAATCTAGCTGTATTTAAAGCTTCAAGCTCTAGCTCTATCCAATAAAGTTCATTCTTAGAATCTTTGACTGGATTGTGTTCTGAATATATCTTATTCAAGAAAGGGTGGTATAATGATAGAAGTTTTTGTAAACAAACATCTTCTTTTCTTACTGTAATAAGTCCATCTCTCAAAATTATTCTACCAAGTGTAACAGGTCCTTCCTGCTCATCAACAAATGGTGAGGCATGATTTGTTGCATACCTGAGTTCTCTTTGGTAACCTTTTTTTTCATCAAAATATAATAAAGGTTTCTTTTGACTATGCCTAGAAGGTATAGTATATACCAATGGTGATTTACCGGTCTTAAGGTAGTATGTCCTAACCTTGTATTCCCATGTTGGTTTTAATGTCTTTTTCACCTGTATAGGTGTACTTACTTGTTCTAATTCCTGAGGAGCAACCTCAACTTTTTTTGCTGTAGCTTTCTTGTTAGCCATAATATGATAAAATATAAATGTTATTAAAAAATTGACAATAGCCTGTTACTATATATATAGCTAGCTAATGTCACAAAAAAATAATAACCACCCCCGTATATTCAACAGGGGTAATTATTATAAATAATTAACTATGCAGCTAAATCTTTGAACAAGATAAAGTTGTTAGCAGCTTGAACACATAAACATCTCTCAGATAAGAAATGAACGTTCATTGCATCTTCATCAGAAGTAAAATTACCTCCAACAGATCCAGTAATCCAAGATTTCATCTTACGATCATCCGCTTCAGAAGCTCTGTAACGAATGTGTAGGAAAGGTCTTGAAATGTTCTGCCCTAGCATTTGGTCATATACTGAAGAAGTTCCAGCAGGTACTAATACCCCTTGAACATCACCAACTAAACCACGAGTTGTAGCGTCATTTAAGTATTTCCAGTCAGTCTTGTAGAAATCGTAAGATCCACGTCTGAAACCAGAGAAACCTAAGTTAAGTGCCATATCTTCAGAGTTTTCAAATACACCGTAAGATGTACCTCCTGCTCCGTAAGAATTTTGTGCAGCTAACATATTGTCGATACCTAGTGAAGTAGATCGGTCTAAGAATAACATATTCTCTTCAATAGATCCTTGCTTGTCAAGTTCCTGTAGAATAAGATCGAAATCATCTAAACCAGTAGCGCCATCAAAATCAGCATCAGTATAAACTAAACCTCTGTTTTCTAGTGCTGAGAATAAACCGTCAGAACCAGTAATAGCAGTTCCACCACCAAATCCAGCTCCTGGAACGATAGTAGTACCAGCAGCGGTACGTTCAGCTTCAATCATAGACATTTCTAGTTGATCCTCAAAACGAATACGAGCTTCATGCTCAGATTTTAAGTACCATAAGTAACCAGATGTTCCAGCTTCAGTTGTAACTTCAACCCACCCAATTTGAGCAGTGTCAGATCCATTAACTGAATACTTGTCTCTCAAGATGATTGGCTTATTGTTGAATTGCTCGAAAGCAGCATCTACAGAAGTACCAGCGTTTTGAGTTCCTTTAGCATACTCAGAACCATATACGAATACTTTAACATTACCAGAACCTGTAATGGCAGTGGTTTGAGTAGCTCCGTAACAAGCGAAAGTAATAGTAGCAACACCTGCAGCTGTAGTAACAGTTTGCACGTATGCTTTATCTACTGTAAAACCATCAGCACTAGCGATAACAATAGTAGCTCCAGGTCCAATAAGGTTTGTAGAGGCACCAGCATTCGCAGGTATAGTTAAGGCAGTAGTTGTAGTAATTGTTGCATTATCATATGCAATGTGTAGTCGACCTTGTTCAGACCAAACTACTTGATCAGATGCCATAGGCATTTCAGCTCCAACCATACGTAAAAATCCAGAGATTGTTCTGTTTCCAAAACGCTCAACTTCTTTCTCATATACTTCTGGTAAGAATTGTTGTGTAAAATCCATGTCCGTTAGAGACAGGTAATTGTCGTTAAATAATGTTTGTGTTGGGCGTGGTGTTAAATGCGCTAATGCGCCAGCACTACCCGTGAATGAGCCGTTTGCAGCCATAATTTTTAAATTTTAAGTTATTTTTTTCGTTTAATTCCAAACTTAGAAGTTTTAGAATCACTAATAGCTCGCACTTTAAATCCACCATTATCACTGACTTCTTCATGCGTCCCTCTAGGACTCATATCAATGTTTTTTGATTTCTTTATACTATCTCTTACGCCATCGGCTTTTCCTTGCTCGTAAAAGTGCTGTGCAATCTTATCAGGATTCATAGCTGTAAATAAAGACTTATGATAACCCTTAGCATCTGACATTTCATTTTTATCATTCAAGAACTTCTTGACGAAATTATTAATGTCGCTTTGGTTAGTCTTTACTTCGTCTGCATTGTTTACTTTAAACCTAAACTTCTTATCTCCCACAGAATATTCAAAACCTTTGAAATCCTTAGAAAATACATTTTCAGTCTTCTTATTAAATGTAGACACATTATGTTCAGCCATTTTACTAGCTTCTTCGTTTTCTTTTTTATAACGATTGAAAAAATCAACCGCTTCTTTTTGTTCAGGTAACAGCTTACTACCACCTTTTATTTCTTCGTAATAATTATTTTTTAAACCATCTAGATGACTCTTAGCTTTAGCTAGTTCTTCTCTTCTAGCTATTTTCTTTCGTCTTACATCTACATCTTCATCTAAATCTTCATCATAAGAGAAATTGTCTTCCATTAGAAAATCTATATCCTCTCTATCCAGGTGAGGTTTAGTAGTATTGTAGTACTCCATCAATAGTTGATCTTCGTTTAGGTCATCATAGTTTTGATTTAACTTAACATAATCTTCTAAAGTGCCGTTAGTTTCATTCATGAAATCAACAACTTTCTGTATATTTTCAGGTAATTCTGCACCTGTTTGTTGTTCGTACTCTACCGCTTCTTGAACTTCTTCTGCTAAGTCTTGAACCTGCTCAACAACCTCTTCATCTGTTATTTCTTCTATAACGGATTCAACAGTGTCTGGTAATACAGCTTCTTCAGCTGGAGTATCCATTACCTGTTCTATTATTTCCTCAACAACTTCTGGTTTTGGTTGTTCTACAACTTCCTGTTGTGTTTGTTCAGGTTCTTTTTTATCTTCTGACTTATTAAGTTCTGATAAATCAACCTTTATAATGCCATCATTAAATGACATTGGATTAGTTCCTACTTCCGCTGCAGCTTCTTCAACTACCTCGGTTACTTCTTGTGTTTTTTCTGACATGATAAGATATTATATAAGTGTTATTACTATTATTACCTAGGATTAGTGGAATCTAAGTTAAATCCACCACCTAATATATCATTTCCCGCTGATTCAAAATTCTTTGGTACTTGATTTGTTTGGTTTCTGTATTTTATTTCTCCTTGCTGAGTTGCTTCCATTCTAGATCTATCGTCTTTTCTGTCCTCCTTGAGTAACTCTCTTTTTTTAGTTCCACTAAACTCTGCTTGCTTTAGTCTTATGTTCATTTGAAACTCTAGTTGCATTAATTCTTTCTTAGCAGCTATTTCTTGCATCATTTTTTGTGAGTCTATTGATGCTTGCAATTTTAGTAGTTCTGCTTTTTGAGCTGTTATTGCCTGGTTTTTCATAACCTCTGCTTGAGCAGAAACCTGTTGTGCCTGGGCATTAGCATCTGCTTGAGCCTGTATGTTCTGCTGCTGCATTTGCATATCTCTTTCCTGCTTAGCTTTTCTTCTTATCTTCAATAATTGATTAGCTAACCTAGTGCTTCTTATCTCTCTAAGATCTATAGCATCATCAATATCTATCAAGCCAGAAGATATCGCAGCTTGTATGTTGTTTTCTAGTATAGCCTTTTCTTCATCATCAGGTTGTAGTTCTATGAAAATAGCGAAATCGTGTAAGTATAGATCTTTCATCTCCTCTAATACAGCTACGTTTTGATTACCTATCTTGTGTGCGAAAGCTTCTTTTGCTGGTGAATATTCTAATATGTCAGATATTCTAAGAGATAAATTTTCAGCTAAATCAGATGTTAAGAATAAGCTACCATCTAATATATGTCTAGTAGCTGTATTAGAATTAGCAGCGGCTATTTTTTGTACACCAACTAGAGCTCTAGCATCAGGCGTACTTCCATCTCTAGCTTCATTCAAGCCAGTTACATCACGTATCATTTGCAGATAGTAATTATATGTGCTTATTAGAGCCGATAATTTGTTTCCACCAGAACCGCTAGTTATTTCTTGTATAGGTATTTTACCAGGATTCATATCACCATCCTGCGTAAAAGATCTACCTATAACAGAACCTGTTTGAAAAAACATGTTTAATGCTTCTTGCGGATTGTAATTTGTCCCATTACCTAAATCTATCTCAGCTAAACCGTCTGCATCTAAGTAAACCCCGTCAGGAACCATTCTAGACAACACCTGTTGCAGTTTAAGATGAGTTAGCTGTATCATATCAGCAAATCCAGTTATACGGCTTACAATTGATTCTATGCGACCCTTATACATTCTAGGCGCAACTATACTATAGTTCATCTTAACCTTAGTAAAATCACTTTTAGGTCTTATCATATTAGAAGCTATCTTCCACTCTAGTGTCATCCCACCTAGTATCTTAACGCCTTCATATAAAACCTCTATTGATCTAGATAATTTTTCTATACCAAATTGATCATACATTTCTGGAGGTGGAGAGAAAGTGTCATCTTTTGGTATTAATTTAGAAGCTCCTGTAGAAGTGTCTTTTACTTTATAAACTTCGTTAGTATAAGTCTTATAGTTATAATACAATACCTGTATGGTATTACCATCATCTTCACTATAATTCTGTAGGTTTCTATTAGAAGCATTATTGTTACCATATGACTGACCAGCAATCTTCTTCAAGTCCTCATCTGTTAAGCCAGGAAATTGTTTTTTTAATTCGTTGATGTGCACGCTCTTTACTTCACCAACATAATATAAATCATCAAAATAAGGTGATTCCGTATAAGAGTAAACCAGATTAACTGGATCAACATACTCTACTTTAACACCCTCGGATTTTGAGAATCTATTTTTTATTGCTCCTAATCCTATTGTGGTTAGATCATAGTTGCATCTCCTTTTTATTAAATCATATTTATTACCTTCCAGTAATACATTTATAGCTTGCTCCTCAGCTAACTCAACACTTTGCTTATAGCTTAATTGCATGTGAAGATCTAACTCCTCCTTGTTTTTTGGTAAGGTTTCTGGATTGTTTTCGAACAAGTCAACACCGAAGTTAGTTTGAACCATTTCAGTAAGTTCTCTTGTTTGCATATCCCGTAAGATAGAATCCATATATCTAGTACGTTTGTCTACTCCAAATGGATCTTGTGAATAAGCTTTTATATCAAACGATCTATCAGATATACCATTAGTTACTATATCCACAAATTTTGGGATGACAGGTACTGGTTTCCAATCTAAATTCAAGTAAGACATATCACCATTTATAGATAATTCGTCTTTGTATTTTTGAACAGGTTGCTCTCCTCTAGAATAAAGTCTTAATCCATGAAAGCTATTTCTATTGCTTTCGAATCTACTTCCTCTTCCTCCACTACCAGAATTGAACCACTCGCTCTCTATGGCTCTACCTATTAGGGTACCGTACTTTAATGATGCCTTCTCCTGATCGCTAGCAATCTGGCTTGGAAAATAACTTGTTATTGGTAATTGAGCCATATTTATTTTTATATTATTTTAGAAAATGCACCATCATTGGTGTATCTTGCTATTTTTAAATCTAATTTAGGTCTTTGTACATTTTGATTAGGTCTATACAGATTTTTATTGCAAGCCATTATAGCTAGACCGGAGCTAATAGCAGCATCAAACTTGGTTCGTTTGTTTATGTCAAAACCAGCCCAGTCATTTAGTGTTTCTGTAAAATACATGTCACCATATTGACCATCAGACTTTATCCCAACATATTTGTCTATATAAGTTTCTATTGCAGCTGCGTGTGCTTGTTTTATGTCTTCACTAGAATTAGGTATACCACCCAACTCTTTTTCAGTTATAGACAACTTGTTCCATAACTTGTCAGGTCTATTCATAGAGTATCCTCTATAACCTCTTCTCTTGAAGTGGTATAACAATCTTGGTTTGTTATTCTCGCAAAGTATAGGCATACCGTAGAATACACAGGCCATTAAAACATCTTCGAAAAACATCTCAGCTGTTTGAGGTCTAGCTACGTATTGTAAGAAAAAAGTGTTAGGAGGAGAATCCTCCATACTAAACTTAGTTAAACCGTGTAAAGCTCCTTTTGATCCTCTACCATCAGTCGTTCCAGATATGTCATAACTGTCACATCCAAAAGCACCCATGTGATCATTGCCTGGGAATTTAATTCCGTTTTTTAGTATCTGACTATTCTGCAAACTTGAGTTTGGAACCCAAGATACCGCAAACCTACCATTAGTATTTGGCGTAAAAATAACTGTAGAGTCTTTTATACCATTTGCCCACTGAAAGCTGCCAGTGGTTACAACATTGCTGTTTTTTAGATCTTCATTATAGTCAATTTGTTCGTATATCTTAACAAGATTAAATAAACTATTTTTTGTCTCGTCTCTAAAAGCATGCTCTTCTGTTCTTGGGAATTGTCTGTAGAATTCATTTAAAGCATCTTGATCACTTCTTAAACCGTCTGCTTCGTTATTCCAGTTTTCTACAACACCCATTTCTATAGGATCACCATATATATCTAAAACTTCTTCTGTAGGTGTATCAAACACTGGATATCCATATTCGTCTATAAATCCCTCGTAGTTCCACTCCATTGGTATAAACAAGGAGTATAAGCCAGATGCTGTTTGTCCATTTCTATTTCTATTGGTTGTATTAGAGCTATTAAATAATTTCTTAAAATTAGCACCACCCTTATCTAAAGCATTTGATGTTGATCCCATCATGCACTTACCTATAATCCTATTACCTAGTCTTAAACAGGTTTTAGTAACTCGCCAATTATTTAGTATGTTATCAGGTCTCTCCCACTTTCCGCTCTCATCATGTACTAATAGTTTTAGTTTTTCACCATCATAGGAGTTGTCACCTGTGTTTTTCCAGTCAATAGTTGTGTCGAGACCCTCGAGTTTTTCTGCACTCTGTTTTGATTGTATTGATTTCCTTGTAAGTCTAGACGCGGGGATTCTGTATGCGAGTTCTGTTTTTGGACGGTCCATACCGTCTTGTATTGGTTTAAAGAAGAATGGATAGTTGACCGATATTGGTACAACTTTATCTGTAAACATCTTCTTTGCATCAGATCCAGATTTGGACAATATACCAAATCTAGCATCCGAAGATATTGTTGCTTGGTTAACGGTCTCGCCGGAACCCATGAAAGAAAATCCCGATCTTCTATTCTTAAGGTAGCACATGCCGTAGCATCTGTTGTCTGCTTTGCAAGCTTCCCAGAATATGTAGAATAATCTGTTTGATTCTCTAAAATCAGGTTTCCCAACGTCAATCTTGGACCACTGCAAGTACATAAAGTGAGTACCAGTAATGTAAGTAACCAAGCCCTTATTATTAAACCAATGGCCTTCTTCTCTTCTTCTGAATTGTTCATCTATATATGGTTCCCATTTATTCTGAAAATCCTCAGGATAATCTCTCCACTCAAATATGTTTTCTACAGACTTAAGTTCTTTAGGATATTCCTTAGCTTTCCACTTGTTAGTAGATCTATCTATTTTTGCAGGTTGCTTGGGTAAGGCTATACTTAAGTTGTTTATACTATATATCTCACCTATTTGACCAGTCTTACTTATCACAATTATATCATGCTCTTTGTTATAGCCATAAGACCACTTCTTAGACTTATTTAGTCTAGATATAGTGTTTTTCTTTATAGGCGTTATAACACTGTACAACGTTTGCTTATAGATCATTTCTTTTTAGATCTTTTTTCAGCAAAACCAGTAAAGCTCTTTTCTTCAATCTGCTCCTTTGGCTTGTTGTTTAATAAATCCTCTTCTTCTTGTATTCTACTTAATATCTCAAATGCATCAAATATAGCTAGTTTTTTAGTAGCAGCTGCATTTTTTAGTTTATCTGCTGTTAAATCGTCTCCAGAATCAACTATAGCTTCTTCAGCTACTTTTATTAATTCTTCAACTGCTTTCTGTCCAGCTAGGATTATATTCTTCTTCGTTTCCTGTACGTTCATATTTAACTGTTATTGAAGTGGTTGGTACTCTATATAATCTTTGAGTACCTATAATAAATTCATATTCAGAGCTTGGACCGAATCCAACCAAATCTCCCTCGTTTACACCATTTAGATCTGGGTCTTTAGTTTTTAAAACGCCAACTAATGGTTTCTCGAAATTATTAGAAAACATTTTAGTTTCTTTTATAGGCTTAATTAAGTTAAAACCTTTACAAGATACCCAGCATGTGGTTGTTGTTTTCTTGTAGGCATATACCTGGTTTGGTTGAACAATATACATTCCATCACCGTAGTAACTCTTACTGTTTTTTTCTTCTCCTCTTATGTCTCTAAAGCGCCTAAAAACATTATGATGTACTACTACTTTGTCACCAACACTTATACCTGTTTTGTTCTTATACGGCTCATATACAACTTCAGCTATTCTGCTAACGTAATTATGATTCTCTAATTCCGTATTTAATATCAATTCTTTACCATCAATGGATTTCTTGTTATTATATCTACCATCAACTGTCTTTACTACAAAGTCTAAATAACCTTTCATTAATATTGAAGATCATATTCAATGGCTATAGACATTGTTTTGTAAAAATCTTTCCAAGGCATTAGTTCATTGTTTTTTTTAATAAAAACTGAAAACTTATTATTTTCTTCAATTATGTTTTCTATAATATGACCACCATAAACTTCTTGCCCAACAGAATAATGCATCGCATCATTCTTATAGTCTCTACCGATACTAATTTTTCTTATTAGTCTCATCTTCTTTTATTTCTTTTACCTCACCAGTAGCCATATCTATATCAACAGATCCATATTTACCTGAAAGTATACTTCTAGTACTTTCTAGTTCTTTAACAAGGATTGAGAATTTTGCTATTAATTCAGTTTTATAAGCCTCAACGCCACCTATTTGCATTTGTGCGTTATTTACGCTTTGCATTGCTAGTTGTAATTCTTTTAACTCAACTTCACTTAATTTCTTTTTTGAGAGTTCATTAAGCGCTAATTCCTCGAAATCAACATACTGACCTACTTCATCTTGTACTTTTTTCATTTTTATTTAATTTTATATTATTATATCTATATTATCACGTGAAATCCAACCTAATTAATCAATGTTATAGTAACTAGTAATATTCTTGGTTACTTCTGCTATATTTTTGTTTTCTTCTGGATATAAAATAAACTCACACATATTCATCTCTACAGCTTGACCAAAACCAAAATTAATAGGAGCACTTAAAGCGTTCGGTATTTGATATAAATTTAAGTTTTTTAATGGACTAGGGAATGGTCCAAATGTACCTTTCTCTCCGCTTAACCCGCGACCTCCATTTTGAACAATAGGACCTTCTACAAAAGGCATATTTAACATGTCTTTTGGCAACCAGTTTATTATTGATTGAACGATTCTGCCAGCATTGTATAGAAGAGAATTGCCTCCTAAAGATGCTCTCTGCTCCTCGGCATAAGATGATACGTTGTATATGCTTATGTTGTCCCTTATAGGTTTTAAGAAAGTTGTTAATTCAATTTTACTGCCGTTATTAAAATGTATTGCTGGCTTTAAACCCTCAAAGAACATCTCACCCTTGCTTAATAGATATGGCGCGGTTTTTGTAGTAGCTACCAAAGACTGATCTGTTCCAGCTTGATCGTACCATTTTATAACCTGCAAGTCCAGGCCTAGACCT